GATTCATTAAAGAAGTTTATAAATATAGTTATGACATTTGAAGAGAAAATCATTAAAAATAGTAAAATAAGACAAAAAAATTTAATGCGACCAGCAAAAATTGCATTTGATAAACCTGACACCGGGGTAACTATTAACAAAAAAGGAGCATACTATTTAATAAAAGACTCAGCAGAAATAACTATTAAGTATTTACCACATTTATCATATACAAGTTATAAAAATCCTATAACTGATCTTAAAGGAAAATTTACTCAATCAGAAATAATAGATTTTGTAGGTAGAGCTAAAGAAGAAAATTTTACTAATCAATTATTAAGTATTATATTAACTGATATAGGGGTAACTGCTCCTATAACTCAAGTTGTTGAAGAAAATAAAACTGAAGAAATTGATTTATCTTTTAACGATGATGAAGATGTATATGGTGATTATGAAACTGAAGAAAGTACTCAAATTGAATCATCATCAGCACCTCAAGAGTCTATTGATATAAAAGATGCAAGTATAGTTATACAAAAACTTATAGAAGTTTTTGAAGCAAAATAATTAACCAACAAAGAATAAAGGAGGGTCTGAATCTCCTTGACCAGGAGCTGCTCCTGTATATAAAGTATTTTCTAATTTTTCTTTTTCAGCTAAACCTTGTGTCATTAAGTCTGTAGAGTTCAATGAACCTCCACCGAATAATTGCACTGCCCCATATTTACCTCTTATATTAGCAACTGACATTTTAGTTAAAGCCAATGCATATTGATATACCCAAAGTTCTTTTAATATATCTCTTATTGGTCTTTCAACGTAGCATGATATAACCCCATAAAATCTTACACTACTGTTATTAGACCCTGGTTGTGGGAACATTCTTAAAATTTGAGTTCTTTCATCAAAAGCATAAGAACGTCTGGTAGCTAATAATTTTTCTCTTGTTTCAAGCCAATTTTTTAAAGTATACCAACTAACTAAATCAAAACCATAATTACCCATAGCATAACTAAAATAAGTTTGCTGAGCTAAAGTTTGTTCAATTGTAAACAAAGTATTAATACCGGTTGTAGAACCTTCCTCAAAATCGGTAACCGATATTACTTTTCTATAATCCATAACATCATAATCAAAACTATTAATTAATTGATTAGTTTCATCAACAATTGAACCTTTTCTAGTAATATTATTTTTAACTTGAGGTATAAATAAATCAGTTATAGAAGAGACTTCACTAATAATTTCATTATAAAAATCTTCAGCAAAAATATCATTAGCAGATATACCATTTTCTAATGTTGATGATAGACTTGAAATTGAACTGAAATATGATCCGTGTATAGATGAAGTAGCAGCAAAAACAGTCTCTTTAGTATTAATTGATTTAGTAAAATCTTTATTAGGTGTATTTAAATCTCTTTGTTCTTTAAAAGTATCACTATTCTGCAAAGTAAATAAATCATCTATTTTTATACCATAATCTTTTTTATATAAATTACTGTCAAATATAAGATATTCTTTTGTATAACCAGCAAATTTACTAAAAAATTCTACAGCAATACTAATATTTTCATATAATTGATCTCTATGTATTTCGACATTGATAAACGGGTAACCTAAAGTCCTAAGTATTCTATCACTTAGTCTATTAAAATTATCTATCCTAGAATTAAGATTGGTACTTTGAAAACCCGATATAGGAGCTATTTCACACTTAGACATACAATTATTTAATAGAATAAGTTAATGGTTATATTAAATAATAATATGCCATTTGTTAACAAAAATATATCATTTACATTTAATATGGAAATTGACACTACTTTAAGAAAGTTATCAGGCTTTACAGCTAGTGAAGTTTTAATTTCTAACAAATCCGGACGAGATCTATTTATATACGATAATGATAATTTTGCTGATGATCGACGTTTTTTAATTAAGACTAGTGAAAGTATGGTTCTAAGAGGTATTACAAACACAAATGAAGTAAGTGCTAAGGTTGATTCATTACCGCTTTCAGGAAATGTTTATTTTAGATCAGCTTATTTCAGTAATTTTAATCAATTCTAATGATTCCATCTTTACCTAATATTAATAAACAATCATTTGAAACCCCGGGTGCTGAAGACAGTGGTGGTAATAGATACTTCTCAATGGATGAGATTATAACTGAGTGTGTTATGTTTAATAATGGTAAAGCATTATTTAGACCAAAATCAGACGAAAGAACAGCTTATGGTGCAGAAGAAAATAAATCTTACGTAAAACATAAAGATGGACATTTAGTTGAACTTAAGATTCATCGTACAATTTCAGGTCATAGAAAAGCTTATATTAAACCAACTACTCTAACTGATATTGGTCATAAAAGTTTTAGAAGTACAAGTGCTAGTTTTCAGGCCGATACAAAAGATAAAAGAATACAACTTTACGTTTTACCATCAATAAACGGAGTAGAAAGAAATAGAAAAATTACTGAAAATATGGATTTAGCTGCTGGTCATAGGTACAAATTATTAGCTGTACGAATTAAAGATGGTCAAATTTTTGATTATTGGAAAGGCAACAAAGGTATGAATTTACATATAAACGCCCCAGGAGATTATGGTTACCCTATTATTGACGTTTTAAAAAATGTTCACCCTCTTCCTGCTGAAGATGGATATTATGTTTTTGTCTTTTCATTTGGTTATATAACAGGTGAAGGAACAATCGACGATACTGCATATCATTGTTTTTTTGCTAAAGTAGCTTAAATATTTTTTTGATCTTTGATAATATAGGCCCATATCGGGTGAATTCAGGGAAACTCCAGAACGGACAATCCTGAGCCAAGCTTTAGTAGGAATACTTTAGAAGGTGCAACGACTAGATAACGAGTCCAGACCGGACAGTAATTTTATCCACGAGCGCCCGACATCATTATATGGTGAAGATATAGTCTGATCTATCTAGGAATAGATAGTAAGCATTTTAAAATATGCTTTATAACTTTTACGCAGCGAGAGCGGGGTCAGTTATGCGTATTATTAAATATTATTTTGTTCTTTAAAATTTCAATGCCCGTACTGGATGAATTCAGTAGAACTCTCTAAGAGACAATACTGAGCCAAGCCGCAGAGGGTTTAAGTTCTGCGGAAGGTGCAACGACTAGGTAGTGAGTCCCAACAATAATCTACCCACGAGCGTCCAGCATCCGAAAGGATGAAGATATAGTCTGAACTGTATAGTGATATACAGAAGTATAAATTAAAAAAAATGCGATAACAATTTTGGTGGCCTCTTATTCTGGCCGTGGGTAACTAAACAGCTGGATCAGCTTCAGGTGCAGGCTCAGCTTCAGGCACTGGCTCAGGCGTTCCAACCTCTGCTGGTCCTCCTCCAAAGTCAGGTGGTGTTTCAGGACTTATACCACCGACCCCAGCGTCAGGTAAACCCCCTGCAACATCTCCTTCACCTGCAGGTTGCATTTCATCTCTCCAATTAGGACCAGCTGATCCTATCTGAGATAACTCCCATTGCAATTCAGCATCCTTACGTAAGAATTCTCTATTAGCCTTTACATCCACATCATTCCAACCAAGGTAACGTTTTTGTGCATAAGTTGCTGCTACAAATTCATTATTCGCTAATGAATTAAAGTTTGAAGCTTTAAGTTCTAATTTCTGACTTTCTCTTAATTCATAAAAATTAGTTGGTACATTAAATTCTAAATGTAAATTAGGAACTTTAAGTTCATACTCTTCAAAGAGACCTTTAAGTTTTAGATGGGTTATAAAACCATTTTTTAAACCACCAGCAAATTGTTGTTGTAAACGAATAACAAATTTTGCAAATTTTAATTCTTCTCTTAAAATATTTTCTCCATCAGCAAATTGACTTTCAGGGTTTAATCTATTAAGAGGTACTTTTAATGCTTTATATAGTTTATTAACAAAATACATTAAGTCAGCTAACTCACCTAAGTTAGCACCACCTTGTAACTGAGTAACTGATGTGCCTTCTGACCCAGCTCTCTTAGCAAACCAGAAAGAGTCAAGCATACTTTGAGGATTTAATTTTTGTACTTGACCAGATTGATTAACATCAAATGTCTTTTTACTCCAATACTCTTGAATTAATTTTCTTAAATATGCTTCAGCTTTAGGTGGAGCCATATTACCAACATCAACATTAAAAACTAGACGTTCAGGTGCACGGACTAGTCTATATATTACTATAGCATCTTCTACTAACGATAGCTGACGATATGCTCTTCTAGCATTTTCAATAAAAGGTAATCTAAATGTTTTATCTTGATTCCATATACCTGAATTAATATATGAAACTTGATTATCATCCATTGGAATAAAATCAAACTTTTCTATCTTTTCAGGTTTATTAGGATCGAATATTGGCTTACGTAAAATATAACCTTTAATGATCATATTTTGTATATTATCATAAATCGGATCTATAAGATCACTAGGTAATAAAACTGCACCTAATATACCATCATCAGTATAACCTTGATGAATAATATGTTCGAAATATATTTCACCTTCAATTAAAAGTTGTCTAAAATATTCAAAACCTTTCTTTTCTAAATTAAAATAATCAATATACTTTTCAAATTCGTCTTTAATTTTTTGTTGTTTTTCTTCATCAATATCAGTATTTCTGAAGGTTAAATTAACTATATCACCGTCTTCATTTTTATTAACACATTCATCACAAATTTCATCTAACGCATCACTAATTTCAGAAAATGCTGCCATAATGCGATAATCTCTCATTCTACCGCTTTTATTTTCTTCTACATTAGCATAAACTAAAGCATTATAATTACCATCAACACTTACTTGACCGGCGCCTGTATTATTAAAATCATTGCTATAAAAGATAGAGTTCTTAGCTAAAGCTTCAACTCTTCTCATACCAGTTTCTTCAAAAGTATTATATTTCGGATTTAAATCTCCTAAAACTTTATTAAAGTCAACAGACTGATAAGGTAATTTATTTACTAAATTTTTTAAAAAACCAGATTGAGGTCTACTATTATTTTGGTCGGCCATTATTATTATTTAATACTACTACTATTGCTATACAATATCTCTTTTATTTAATTATTCAATATCCAGGGTAACCATTATCTCTAAACGCATTGTAAATACGGTATTCATCATCAGCACTTGCCCATAAAGCACCGCCAGCTGCTGAGCCAGGCCCTCCACCTGTGGCATCACCGGGTTTATACCAACCATAAAATTGGAAAATATACGAATAACAACCTGCAGATAAACCTGATGTAACACTAGAATTTATCAATAAAGTCTTTAAATCTAAATTATTAGGTGTTGTAGTACCTGCTTGAATAGAATCAATAATATTACCTGCACTATCAACTTCTATAATAATACCTCTTAAACATGCATGTGTACGCTCAGCAGTTAAATAGCCTGCAGGTTCAGTTACAGGACCTGATGAATTTAATTTCCACCCAGTTGTTGGTGGGGTGGAACTACCAGCTACAAATTTTATACTATTACTAATGTTCCAAGGAGGGGCGTTAAATAAATGACTATTATTAAAACTTTGCGAAGTTAAGCAATGATTTAGTGAGGAGCTAGAACCAGAAACGTTTACTGTTCTTGTGTTTGTACCTGTATTACCAGATGAATCAGTTGCTGAATATGTAACTACGTAAGTTCCTACTGCATTTGCATTTACTGTATCACCTCCTATTGTTACAGGTAACACCCCATCACAAGCATCATTAGCTGTTGCAGATAATTCTGTATAAGTGCTACTCAAAGTAACTGTAACGGGGCTTGAACCATTTAAAGTAACTACTGGTGGGATCGTATCTAATACATTTACAGTTCTTGAATTAGTACCAGTGTTACCTGAAGAGTCAGTTGCTGAATATGTTACTACATATGTTCCCTTTGTACCTGTATCAACTGTATCACCTCCAATTGTTACGGGTACTGTACCATCGCACCCATCATTAGCTATTGCAGATAATTCAGTATAAGTGGAACCACATTCAGCAGATACTGGAGTCGTACCATTTAATGTTACTACCGGTGCAGTTGTATCAACTACAACCACCGTTCTAGTATTAGTACCTACATTACCTGAATGGTCAGTAGCAGAGTATGTAACTGTATATGTTCCTTTCATACTATTATCTACCGTATCGCCTCCTATTGTTACAGGTAACACCCCATCGCAGGCGTCTAAAGCTGTTGCAGATAATTCTGTATATATAGAATCACATTCAGTGGATAAGGGGCTCGTTCCATTTAAAGTTACTACTGGGGCAATAGTATCTAATACATTTACTGTCCTATTTTCAGTAACAGTATTGCCATCTGAATCAGTTGCTGAATATGTAACTACATATGTTCCTTTTATACTTGTATCAACTGTATCACCGCCGATTGTTACCGGTAATGATCCGTCTTCATTATCAAATGCTGTTGCAGATAGTTCTTCATATGTACTACCGCATTCAGCAGATACTGAAGAAGTACCATTTAAAGTAATCTCCGGTGGGGTACCGGAAACTATTACTGTTCTTGTATTAGTACCAGTATTGCCTGAAGAGTCAGTAGCAGAGTATGTAACAACATAAGTACTACTTAAACTAGTGTTAACAGTATCGCCTCCAATAGTTACTGGTAATACTCCATCGCAGGCATCATTAGCTGTTGCAGATAATTCGATATATGTACTACTTAAACCAACTGTAACAGGACTTGAACCATTTAAAGTCACTACAGGAGCAGTAGTATCTTCTACTACAACTGTTCTTGTATTTGTACCTGTATTACCAGATGAATCAGTTGCAGAGTATAAAATCGTATATGAACCAGGTGAATGTATATTAACTGTATCACCACCGATAGTTACTGGTAATACTCCATCGCAGGCATCATTAGCTGCAGCATTTAATTCATTATAGGTGTCGCCACATTCAATAGTTATAGTACTAGCACCACTTAAAGTTACAACTGGTGCAGTAGTATCGACAACTGTAACAGTTCTAGTAGTAGAACCTACATTACCAGATGAATCTGTTGCTAAATATTGTACTATGTAAGTGCCGGGTGAATGATTATTAACAGTATCACCAGCAATCGTTACTGGTAATGACCCATCAATATTATCAGTTGAAGTTGCGCATAATTCAGTATATGTAGTACCACATTCAATACTAATAGTATTTGAACCATTTATAGTAACTACTGGAGCTGTAACATCTACTATATTTACAGTCCTAAAATTAGTACCTATATTACCTGCAGCATCTGCTGCTGAATAAAGAATGGTATATGTACTATTTAATATACTGGTATCAACTGTATCACCATATATATCTACAGGTAATATACCATCAGGGCAATCTTCTATAGCAGTTGCACCTAGTTCAATATATGTACCACTTACAGGAATATTAATTACTTTATGACCATTTAAATTAATTACTGGAGCAAAATCTCCTATATCAATAAAAGTACTTATACCTCTACCACATCTACCGCATAAAGGGTCCATAAATGATAAAAATGAAGAATCATATCCAATTATATTAAGCGGTATAAATGTACACCTACCACTTTCTATTACAGGTGAATTAAAAATTAATAAATTATCATTTAAAATTGTAAACGGTATAGGTTGACCTGATACCGGCTCTTGTAAATCAAAATTAGAAAAAGTAGTTAGACTTGTATAAGCTGATTCATTATTGCAGCTAAATAAAACTGTATCAGTATTACTAAATCCTTCACCTGCTAAAATTACATTACCAGAACTGAAAGGACATAAAGTTAAATCTTCTTGTAATAAAACATTATTATAAAAAATATCAGTTATAAAAGGTGAACCTTTAACTCTACGCGATTCAATTTTTTGTTCTAAAAGAGTAGATGGTGCATGGGTATAAGTATTACCTGATAATGATTCAAAATTATCATAATATTCTAATTCTGTTTCATTATGAAAATTTGTATCAATATAAAATATATTACCTGATGGGTTATCAGTATCTTTAAATAACCAACCTTTAATAGTAAATGAAGTATCAGCAGTTACTCTAGCCTTTTGATTAGAAGCTAAGTCTGTTGGATATTGCATACTAACATCACCGGTCCATAATACTTCACTTCTTATTTCTTGTTCAACACTTAAGTTAAATTTTTCTGGCACTTTCCAAGATATAATTACATATGGGTTACAAAAAGGTACAAAGTTACTTAGAATTTGATCCATATCAGTCTGATATCTAGTTAAGACTGAAACTGATAATGAAATATTAATTGGTACAGGAGATTTAATATGTCTAGATACTGAATCATCTCCTATTTTACCTTGATAATAAAATCCATCTAACTTATTAAAAACTCTACTTGTATCTCGAGATATATTTTTTACACTAACTGAAACAACTGGTAATGTTAAAGTTTTATTTTCATTAATTAAATCGTATAATACCCTTTGTTTAGGAGCATACACATATCTAACTTGAATTTTATCCTTTTCTTCTCTATGTTTATTAAATCGACCTATAACTATATCATCAAACGCAGCAACAAACTGCGTTAACATATCTTTAATTTCAAAATAAAATGGTCTAGCCCTCACTTAATTATTTATCCCAAGGAAACACTAACCAGCGTGAAGTATGCAAAATATTACCAGAAATAGTATTTTTAAAAAATTCTGTTCCTTCTCTTTGAACTAAGCTAACGTATAATACATTAGTATCATCTATACCATATTCTGAAAGTAGAATAGATTTAACTGCAGTAAAAGTTCGTCCGCTATCATTAATATCATCTACTATTAATATTTTTGAATCTTTACTTAGATTATTTGGTTTTTGATATACTAACGTTTCTTTATATTTTCCTTGATCTTCTCTTGTACTGATACCTAAATTATACAAACTAAGTATTCCTAATTTATAACTTAAAGTAGTTGCAGGTATTAAACCCCCTCTACCTAAAGCAACAATAGTATCATATTTAGTAGATTTTCTTTTTAGTTCATCACTTAAACAGTTCAGTAAAAAGTCAACATTATCCCAAGTTAATTCTAATACATCAGCCACATTTAATTATAGTATATAATTCTTCAATATCAAGATATTTCTTTTATAATAGACGTATATAAATCAATTTTACTTTTTAATACTGCCCCGGTTACGTTTTTATCTATAAGTTTATGTATATCGTCTTTTAATCTATTTAGCATTCCAATAGCTTGGCTACTATCAATAACACCATAACCTTTAATTGACATTTCTTCATCGCCACTTATACCGTTAGGTACTACCGGTGCACCTTTTACTTTAGCAGCATGAACTGTAGGTAATCCATATCTATTATAAGACTGCCCTCCTGGTGCATCTTTAGGTCTGTATTTAAGATTTTTTTGAGGGTCTCTTTGCTGCATAAATCCTATAGCAGATTGATTTAAATTTTTTTCATATAAATTAAAAATTTTTGTTTGATCACTCATTAATATTATTTAATTTAATAAATATATATTAAATGAAAAAATCTATTTCTTTCTTTCGCTCTGCACTAGATAATTTAAATTTTGCTACTTTTGTATTAGCTGGTTTAGGAGCCTTGGCCGCTCTATGGTTAAACAATCAATATGTAACACAAGAAGTTTATATAAAAGATCAAGAAATAATTAGATTAAAAATTGAAAGTTTAGAAACTGAAACCCAAACATTACGTTTTATGGCATTGGCCAATCAAACAGAAATTAGAGAGTTACTACCTTTAGTAGAAAAAATAGAAACATTAGTTAGTAATTTCATTACTCCAAATGGGGATGTTATTATTACAGAGAGTATGAAAGAAATGGAAGTAGATATTGCTGAAATAAAGAAAGATATCGAGTACATGAAAGCTCGATTATGGCCTCAAGATTCATAAAATAATTTAATATAAGCAGGTGTA